GCAGAGTACAACAAGGTACGCTTGATAGATTTTTTTTTTTTTTTTTTTTTTTGGGAAAAACGACAGGATGCCGCGCCGGAGCACGACACCAAGCCAACTACGCGTGTTTGTACGCCCTAATGAACAGTCATAACTATGACCACTCTTGGGTCAAAGAAATGACTTTCAAAAACATTCAGGATTTTGAAAAGAGTGGTGCATGGAAAAACTATCTACAAGAGTAAACAAAAACCATAGCGGGGTGTCCTAATTCTATATACGAGAGCGGTTTAGGATTACACGCTCAAGGTTCCAAGAGTGAAAACAAACTCAGGGAACAAGACCTAGATAAGTGGATAAGATACATCAATTACTAGGAATAATTGACATAAATAGGGGGACAGCCAACAAAGTAAGCCAACTGAAAATCGTCATTCATAGAACGAAATAACGTCAGACCAGTAGCATCACTGGTGGAACTAACATTTAGACGAACAACAGGGGCATCACCAAGTTGAAGCTGTATACCAGGATTCCCAACATAATCAGGAATAACAGTAGAGAAGCGAGTAGTAGCATAATAAGGTATAGAAGCACTCGAGCCTCCATTAACAGCTCCGCTCAAAAATACATGACCAGAAGCTGAAGAATTGTTTTGATAACCAAACGTAACAATATCTCTACCAGCAACAAAAGTAAGAGCATCGCCCACAGTGGTAATAGTACTAAAATTCTGAGTAGTATTTTGAACCGAAATAGATTCAACAGCATACTCAGAATCGTAAGACCAATGTGCGGTAGCTCCTCCTTTAAAATAAGCATACATAAGAGCAATATAAGAAGTAGCATCATAACCAGAAATAGGATGAACAAGAGCACTAGTAAAGTTATAACCAATTGTAAACGACCAAGGCCAATAACTAAAACCATGATTAGGAGTAAGACCCCAGGCCGCAGTTCTAGCAATAACATTGGCTCTACAAGTGATTTGTTTAACAGAACGAAACATTTCACCTATAGAAGCCTCCGCAAATTTACTAGAAAACGTACCAGGTTTACTATTACCAATAGGCTTTGAAACAATCATATTTGAATTTGGTATAATAGGATAGGTGTAAGCATCATTACGACCAATAGGCAACTCATACTCTAAATCATCAGCACCACAAAAATAAACGAGGAGCTGAACATTATTTGGAACAGTTTCAGGACCTCTCAACTGATTAAGAACGAAAAGATTCAAGAAACCAAACGGTTGACTCATATCTAAGTAACTCATAGGACAAATATAGGGGAGAATAAATTCAATCTCATCGCAATATCTAATATCAATAATCTCACGAAGAGACAATACCGAAGTAGTATTAGTACTAGCAGCGGTACCTACATTATAACCAGGAGTAAACGTCAACATAAGACGACCAGAATGAAACTGAGTTTTAACAAACTTAATCTTCATCTTCAAACCTCCTCGATAGGCCTGAAAAAGGTTAGAAAGATAATAAATTGGGGGTCCAAGATTAGCAGTAAGGGTATGCGAACCGGCAGTAAAATTCTTTTGATTAAAAATAATAGAAGGGGATAAAGCAAAATTAGCAAAACCAAATGCACTAGGTCCAACAGTAGAAGGTGTCCAAGTAATAGTAGTATAAAGAGCATACACACTTTTAAGGAAACTCCATGACATTTCATCAACATCACGGATAGACATATCTGTAGAAATAGCAACTTGATTTGTAGCAGAGAGGCCAAGAGTAAGCGCAGTGTTCAGACCATCAGAACTAGCACTGTAACGATTAGCACTGATCAACATATGACCAGGAGGGGATTCGAACAGGGGTTTTGAATAACCAAACGAAGACGCCAACCCGGCCAAAGCGGAGCTAGCCCAAGCAAGATTTCGTGTATAACTAGAAATCATAGGAATCGCCGAAAGAGCATTAGCTGCCTTACTAACCGCATTAAGCGTTTTAGAGACAGTAGTAGTATTAGCAATCTCAGCCTCATCAGATTTAGTAATCTTACGAGTCAAAAATCTCGACTGTGGAATAGAAGGAGCAGCAACTTCAAAATCCTTAAAATGTAACCAGACTGTAACGTCCGCAAAATTCTGAGGATTAGAACCTGAAACTTGTAGAGGTGAGAGGGAGGTAATGTACACAGTTCCCCAATCATACACAGAATTTTTAATATCATAGTAATCAAAAGGGGTTATATAAGGAATCTCAATTTCAACAACTGAGTCACTACAACCAATTTCAACACCAGGATGCTGAGTAATGGATATTAAAGAATAAAGACCGGCAGAAACAGCATTCAACATGCTAGCCCGGCCTGCAACTTCAACACGTGGAAGAAAATGTACTAAGAGACGACCCTGCATAAAAGGAGTACTATTCAGTTGTACGCGAAAACAAGCGGTACCTCTAACTAAATTGTAACCCTGGATCTTATTCATCCACTGTGTGCTACCAACCAAAAGATTGGCAACACTCAATGAAACATAATTAGTACCAGCAGGATCAGCGGAGGGCCAGGCAAATTGAGATACTAAGATTGGTCTTTCCAAAAACTCACGAATACTCGCAAATCTATGGTCAAACTGATCTTCATAACTTTCATTTGCCCAGACGACTGAAGCGGTAACACCATCTTCAGTAAAAGCAGTAGTAGCAGCCAAGTCCGTTGTAGGCTGGCCATCCCCCTGCATAGGGTCATGGCTGTTAACAACGATACATTCGTCACACCAGAATGTAAGAGGTGGTGGGATCTCCTCGTAAAAATAAACGGGAAAACTAAGGCCGTAATCACCAGGGCCGGGATTATAAACATTTGTACTTGTTAGCATAATGATAAAATAGTATATAAACAAAATATACAAGCTTGGAAGGTTCTCCTTGAGCCTACAAGAATGGAAGTTTAACGCCTTTCCAGGGCGAACGGTGCCAAATTGTGACACACGTGCCGTTGAGTTTAAAGTCATCCGAAGACTTACCATTTTAAAGGCCCTTCTCTTTTAGATAAATAGAGAACGGCTTTCTCAAGGGTATTGTGAGCAACAACGTGTCCATAATGAAAATTCGCTAACGAAATAATCTTCTGGGCAAGAGGCCACTCCTCTCTACCGTGAAAAGAAATTTCACCAACCATTTGATCAATTACTTGACAAAAGTCAGATTCATTAGCTTCAGACCAATAGAGAGCATTCAAAATAGAACCAATTTCTAGAGCCCAAACATATTCCTGAAGAACGTCACACCATACAAGCTTACGCTTGCATAATGTAACTTCAGTAATTTCTTTAAAGGGCTTTTCAATACCGGTTTTGGAACCATCAACATAACCAATGTCAAGTCTTGCCATCTGACGCTGAGCTGCGAAAAAATCGTAGTAATCAACGTCTGGCGCAATTAACATTAGTATATCATCTCCTAATTCCATAGAATCCATTTTAGTCATGTGGTAGTCAATATCAATCTCGTCATACTCTACAGTATTATAACATTCGGGATCAATTCCCTGACTTTCACACCAACCACAAAGGTAGCCATAACGAGCTAGAGTACCATTACCAAAAGTGTTAGAATACAAAGTATCAACACCTCCAGATCTAGTACCCCACTGCATACGAATAAAGAACGTGCCATCCTCAAGATGAACAGCACAAATAGCATTAGCACTGTCAAATGAATCACAGGCTCTCGCCATTCTTTCCTCATCAGTAGCATGAGGGTATAAAACCTCATATATCTCGTCAGAAGCTTTCCTTAAAAAAGGGTAGAAA